GGAGAAGGTCAGGTTGTCGAGACGCGTCACAATCAGCGCAGCGGCCGGGAAGGAAGGCACGCGCAGGGCTGGCAGATTGCCGGTTCGCTTCTGGCTTATGATGATGTCAGCGGCCAGCGACTCGGTGTTTGCCAGCTCTTTGTTGACGATCGGGAGCTATGAATCCGCCATCAGCTTACGGCCAGTGATGACAACCAGCTCCGGGTCATCCTGATAAATCTCGTCAATCAGGTTGCCGGTGGCATCCATGACCAGCGCGTCGAGGTTCGCATAGTCGCCGTTCTTACCCACGCGGATCACATCGGAAATAACCGCGCCGTCTTCGTCGGTGATTTTGGACATCACGCGCGCTGGCGCTTCATTGCGGTACTTCTGCAGCCATCCGGTCGCCACGTCCTGCAGCATCGGATTCTTTTTGCGGTCGGAGGTCGCCGCGCGCTCGATGCCGTTGAAACCGGCCATGATGAAATCGAGGGACTGACGTTTGATGATGGCGTCACGGATACGGGTCTGGAAGTCCTGGAATCGCGCCCACAGGTCGAGCTGTTTGTAGCGGATATGGAAGTCAAAGTTAATCTGGTCGCACTCGTATTTATTGGACTCCAGCGCGGTAAAGTCAGCGGTCTTACGCTCATCATCACCGGCGGTGTCGGCGGTGCTCGCAATCGTACCGTTAACGCCGACGCCGACTTTTTCGCCTTTCAGCTCGTCAACCGGCACGATGTTGATTTTGGTCAGAAACGCGGATGACATCTGCAGGGTGGTCATCAGGGTTTGCGTGACCGACGGCTCGACGGTGAATTTCTTCGCCACGTCATCGGTGGAAATACCGTTCAGCTCCGCGACGCGGGACAGGTAGGCATTAAATTTGAAACGGGTATCTTTACGCATGGTTATTCCTGTTCGGGTAAAAGGGTTCAGGCCGGGCAACGCGCCCGGCTCGTTATCAGCAGTTGGTCAGCAGCTCGTCGCCCGTACCGCCTTTTGAAAGTTCGCGGCGCGGCTGGCTCTGGCTTTCGGTGTTATCGAGGGAGCTTTTGAGGGCGTTAAACGCCTGCGCGCTTTCTTCCGCCTTGCTCGTCACGTTCTGACTAAGCTGCGCAAAAGCGGTCTCCAGCTCGGTGATGCGCTGGTCGGTGGCGCTGAAATTGGTTTGCACCTGCTCGGTGATGGTGGTCATAGCCTCATGCACATCCGCGAGACGCGCGTCATCGCTGACCTGCTTGCGGCTGAAAATGGCCTTAACCATATCGGTAAGGCTGTTGAACATGGTGTCGGGAACGTCCTCGAATTCCAGCTCAGCCAGTGAGGCCACAGAAAAAACGTCGTCCGGCTGGTCTTTTTTACCGGCGAGCGGGTTCTGCGCGGCGCGGCTGCAGAATTCGAGGTATTCGGTGCCGAGACTTGCCGGGTCATCGGTGACGGCCAGGCCAACGAGGTAACATTTGCCGCTGTTGGCAAAGTTCGGGCGGATCTCCATGGAGGTGTAAACCTTCTGTCCGGCCTTCACCATGCTGACCAGCTCGTCGAGCGGGGCAATTTTGCCAAACAGCGCTTTTTTGCCATCGAGCGCAGAGCCATCGCTGATAATCTCCGCCTTAAGCTCGATTACATCGCCATAACGTTTAAACTGGCTGTCAGGCATCAGCCCCCGGATATGTTCGAGGTTAATGCGGCAGCCGTAGACGCGCGGGTCGAACGAGTCGGCCATATCCTGAATATCATCGCCGCTGATGACGCGGCCATCGCAAGTGTCACCCTCGACGCCGATGCGAAACCATTTAGAAACTTTCTTTGCCATTGTTCAGGTGTCCTGATGTTGGGTTTTCGGGTCGGGTTTAGTTTCCCGACTCTGACCCGTATCAGCCACCGCTTGCGTTCCTGTTAGATCTGATACAACAGTCACTTAGCGCTAATAAACCCTCATTTCCTTAGCCTTGCCACGTCACACCAAAAACGAGGCAAGCATGACCATTTCAACTGATCTTTCTCTGTTAAATGACCCGCGACGACAGGCGCGGCTGTTGTACTGGCAGGGGTTCGCCGTACCGCAAATCTGCGACATGCTGCAGCTCAAGCGCCCGACCGTGCAGAGCTGGAAACAGCGGGATGGATGGGAAGAAACCGCGCCGATTAACCGCGTGCAATCGACATTAGAGGCGCGGCTTATCCAGCTCTACGCTAAGCCAGACCTGACCGCGCATGACTTCAAAGTCGCGGATTTTTTGTCGCGCCAAATGGAGCGGCTCGCGCGCGTTAACCGCTACGGCCAGACCGGAAACGAGGTGGATTTAAACCCCAATATCGCCAGCCGCAACAAAGGGGATCGCAAAAAACCGAAACGCAATTTCTTCAGTGATGAAGCGATAGAAAAGCTGGAAGAGATTTTCTTCGACCAGTCGTTTGAGTATCAGCTCCGCTGGCATAAAGCGGGATTAGAGCACCGCATCCGCCACATCCTGAAATCGCGACAGATTGGCGCGACGTTCTACTTTGCGCGAGAGTCCCTCCTGCGTGCGCTCAAAACCGGGCAAAACCAGATATTTTTATCGGCCAGTAAAACGCAGGCTTACGTGTTCCGTAAGTACATCATCGCCTTTGCCCGTCTGGTTGACGTCGACCTGTCAGGCGACCCGATCGTCATCGGCAACAATGGCGCTGAGCTGATTTTTCTCGGGACCAATTCCAACACCGCACAGAGCCACAACGGCGACCTGTATGTCGACGAAATTTTCTGGATCCCCAATTTTCAGAAGCTGCGCAAAGTCGCTTCGGGCATGGCCTCGCAGTCGCACCTGCGCACCACCTATTTTTCGACCCCGTCGACGCTGGCACACGGCGCGTACCCGTTCTGGTCTGGCGAGCTGTTTAACCGTGGCCGCAGCAACCGCGACGAACGTGTCGACATCGATATCAGTCATCAGGCGCTTGCCGGTGGCATGCTGTGCGGGGACGGCCAGTGGCGGCAGATTGTCACCATTGAGGACGCGCTGGCCGGTGGCTGTACCCTGTTCAACCTCGACCAGCTTAAGCAGGAAAACAGCGCGGATGACTTCCGTAACCTGTTTATGTGCGAGTTCGTCGACGATAAGGCGTCGGTATTCCCGTTCGAGGAGCTGCAGCGCTGCATGGTCGATGCGATGGAAGAATGGGAGGACTTCGAGCCGTTCGCCGACCGTCCCTTTAACTGGCGTCCTGTCTGGATTGGCTATGACCCGTCACACACCGGCGACAGCGCCGGGTGCGCGGTACTGGCTCCGCCGCTGGTTGCCGGTGGCAAGTTCCGCATCCTTGAGCGTCATCAGTGGAAAGGCATGGACTTTGCCGCACAGGCCGAGGCCATCCGGGCGCTGACCTCGAAATACACCGTTGACTATATCGGCATCGATGCGACCGGCATCGGCCAGGGTGTTTACCAGCTCGTGCGCTCATTCTTCCCGGCGGCGCGTGCCATCCGCTACACGCCGGAAATGAAAACCGCAATGGTGCTGAAAGCGAAAGACACCATCAGGCGCGGGTGTCTGGAATATGACGCCGGTGCGACCGACATCACGCAGTCATTTATGGCTATCCGCAAAACCATGACCAGCAGCGGCCGCAGCGCCACCTATGAAGCCAGCCGCAGCGAGGAAGCCAGCCACGCGGATATCGCGTGGGCGACCATGCACGCCCTGCTTAACGAGCCGCTTTCCGCCGGTAGCGGTATGCAATCAAGCTCCATTCTGGATATTAACTAAGATGAAAAAGCGCCAAAAGAAACAGCAAAAGCAGACCAACATGACCGCGAGCGTCCCCCAGAAAATGGAGGCGTTCACCTTTGGTGAGCCCTCCCCCGTTCTGGATCGCCGCGACATTCTCGACTATGTCGAATGCATCAATAACGGCAAATGGTACGAGCCGCCGATCAACTTCTCGGGACTGGCAAAAAGCCTGCGCGCCGCCGTACACCACAGCTCGCCGATTTACGTAAAGCGCAACATTCTGACCAGCACCTTTATCCCGCACCCGTTGCTGTCCCGTCAGGACTTCAGCCGCCTTGTGCTTGATTATCTGGTGTTTGCAAACGGCTATCTCGAAAAGCGCATGAGCGTGACCGGCCAGCTCATGAAGCTTGAAACCTCACCGGCCAAATACACCCGCCGTGGCGTGGAGGATGGCATTTACTGGTACGTGTCGGACTATATGCACCCGCATCAGTTCGCCCCCGGTTCGGTGTGCCATCTGCTTGAGCCCGATATCAATCAGGAGCTCTACGGGATGCCGGAATACCTGAGCGCGCTCAATTCCGCCTGGCTGAATGAATCCGCCACGCTGTTTCGTCGCAAGTATTACCAGAACGGCGCGCACGCGGGTTACATCATGTACGTGACCGACGCGGCGCAAAGCAGCACCGACGTTGAGGCGCTGCGCTCCGCGATGCGCGACTCGAAAGGGCTTGGGAATTTCAAAAACCTGTTTTTCTACGCTCCGAACGGGAAACCGGATGGCATTAAGATCGTGCCGTTGAGTGAAGTCGCCACGAAGGATGATTTTTTTAACATCAAGAAGGTGAGCGCCGCTGACCTGCTCGATGCGCACCGCGTGCCGTTCCAGCTCATGGGCGGCAAGCCTGAAAATATCGGCTCGATGGGGGATATTGAGAAGGTGGCGCGGGTATTTGTGCGTAACGAGCTGACGCCGCTGCAGGAGCGTTTCAAAGAGGTTAATGACTGGATAGGGACTGAGGTAATCCGCTTCAAAGATTATGATCTTGAGAACTAAATATTAAGCCGCCGAGAAGGCGGCTTAAATTCAACTAACCTTTTGAAGATTTTGGGTCATCCTTCCTCGGATACGTTCTTTCCTCTTGGAACTTACCGTCCACCTTGTGAATTTTGACAGACCCCTGCTTATCAGCCATAAAATCCTGAGTCTGTTTAATCATTTCAGCTTTAGTGTCAGCCGTTTTACTTGGCTTGGTGTTCCCTTCTTTCTGTAATTTCCACTTATCACCGTCTTTAGTTATGTGATAGTTGTCCATCTTATGGCCTCCAACCGTAAGTTAGGCACAATGTATGCCGATGAAATTTTAACCAAAGCGGAGCGGTAGATTAGTGATTTTGATCGCGGCCTAAAACAATCATGATCTTCTGTTCAGCGCGCAGTGCTATCCCCGCCTCGCCTGCCCGCTTGATGTATCTCTTTTCATGCAGGTGCAACGGGAGAGCCGACCCGCGCCAGCGCTGGCGCTAAATGCTATTAATAAATATCCTAATCGCATGCAATCGAATGCACCTGATTCATGCGCAGCTATCTTTGACACTAACAGTGAAAAGCTGGCCCCAAAAAGGCCAGCTAAAACTCATTATTCCCCGCTACTTTCTGCTTTGAGCTCATCATCAACTTGTTGCTGTATAAATCCGATGGTGCTCATTTTATTATTTTTTCCATGCAAAAAATCAGCCTGAGCCTTTAGGACTTTTTGGATTTCTTTTTGTATCGAATCGAAGAAGACATTCAATTCACGCCCGTCATCATCACGCGATACCTTAAATGTTGAGTCCGAGCCCAAGAGACCTACAGTATGAGAACTATCAATGTTGCGGAGGAACTTGATCCCGATTTGCAAAGGAAGTTGAGGGTGCATATTTTTCTGCTCGTAAATTGTAAGCCTAATCCCCATACACCAGTAGCCATCATCGCCAAGATGTGTTGCGCCGAAAGGGCTGTATGTTGAATTGACCTTTTCCTCACCCACTAAAGGTATCAACCTGAATGCGGGTGAGCTGTGGTCTATCCCCAAATATGATAGATATTGTGCAACTAGCCAGCCTGAAAAACTAATTGCATCCTCCCTTACAGATGAATATTCAGACCTAAAGTTTTTGTATGCCGCGCATAGTTCATCGAATTTTGACATCATTACACCTTTAAATGCTCATAAATTATATACTAATTAATGACTTATAAAGTCATGCTCTTGTCAGCCTGAGCTAATCCTATATCTAAATAATTCGTCCCGTAAATGCAAAATGTCAAAGCGAGCAATTTTTTTGCAGATATCTGATTAATAACGTTGTTCAACACCACCGGCACTGAAAGCAAGTTTCAGCACCGGTGGCGTTGCTATCGTTGGTGTACTGTTAAGGGCTGCGTAGAGAATGCGCACTTCCCCATTCGGGGACGGCGTGGGACACATTTCAACTTCATAACGTTCAGGTAATTTCACCTCCCGCGCCTGCAGTTCTGCTATGCGCTTCTCTGCTTCATCAGCCTTAACAACGTGCACATGGCCGTGTCCTGGGTCTTGTGTGCTACCGAATGCCATCGGATGGATGTAATAAGTTTTCATAAAGCCCACTCCTTTTTAGTTGAATTTCCCGGCCACTCATCAGCAACCGGATATCTGAATTTTTTATCGCCATAAATCACCATTGCCCCACGAGTCAGCGCATCGAGCTCCCACCGTTCCGGGGAAATGCCCTCCTGAGCTAAATCGAAACGAATTTTTGCGACG